CTTTGTGCCTCCAAAATGCAAAGTTTTTTGTCTGAATGCTAATTTACATATGCATTTATTATAGCGCAAACCCTATATAAAATCCACTATTTATCTGTGCTTTTTAGTTAATGAGCAGGCGCTAAATATTTTCCATTTTTTGCCCGGATAGTTCTTTCATCTCCAAACTGATGGGTAGCCGCATAAATTAAATTTGTTCCTATTGCAAGTCCCGTACTATCGGCTTCTGTTTTAATAGATGTTCGGAGATCGGATGTACGGATTAATGTTTTTCCACCTTTTTCTCTTGCCCTGTGAGACTCCTTCCACTTAACTCCTTCCGGCGTCTCCTGTGATTGAAACCGTTCTTCTGTAGACGTTCTAAGTCCCTCTGCTATGGCATTCATAATTCCTGCCTTGTCCACATTTTGAATATTTTTTAGGCGTTCAAGCAATTGATCTGTATCTTCTTCCAGTCTTACTGATATAGAAGACATACTCTCACCAACCTCTCATGCTTTCTCTAGTGAACAGGCGTTTTGCGTTCTTCATGGAAAATCCATTCTTTGCAGCATCCTCTATGCTTTTTTCGGAAACCCCAATGTCTATCTTTCCCTCTGCGACCTTCGTCAAAAAGGTGATTGCTGAATTATATCTTGTCAGATATGTTTTCTCTCTTTCTGACTCATCAATGCCCTTCCTGGATACCAAATTATATAGGGCAATATCTTTCGCAAATTTATTGATGACCTGCGGAGTTTTTACAAATGGCACTTTGTACCGTTTTGCCAAGTATCCATCAATTTCAGCTTCAGCATCGCCAACAGCCTGTTCTGCTAATGGAGTAATTACCTTGATTCTCTCCTGTTCATCTTCGATATAATCATCTCCAATGATGACATTCATCATATCTGCTTTCAACATATCAAGCACTTCACCAACGGTACAATATGCCACCTATCTCACCATCCTATCCCCGAGCAGTTCCATCCGATCCATATGCCATCTGCCAGAAACCATACCCTGCATTAGAACGTCCATCAGCTCCCCAGACAAACTCATCCCTCATGAACACGTTTTCATCATTATTCCTTGTTAAAGCCGTCAGTTCCACTGGTTTTCTCTTCTGGAAGATGAACGGCTTCAGGAATTTATTGGTACATAAGAGAAACCATGCATCCGGTTTGTCTGCAAGTTCAGTCGCAACCAATAATTCCGCTGTATCCTTATATACATTGGTTGTTCCTTCAATCTGGTCTGCTTTGAGGATCAATCTTGCCATTTTCTCATTTGCAGGCGCTACCACAAGAAGATCAGGAACCAGATTGAGACTCTTTCCCTTGTCTCCAGTTACACTCATGATTGCAGTACGTGCTGCCTCATAAGAATCTGTAGAAAGTTTCAAGTGTGACATATTGCTTGTTGGTGTCTTTCCACCTTCTCCTGACGGATGATCTGTTGCGAAGAATGGCTTTCCATCATAGCATTTTTCTGTGAATCCTTTCTTCATTGTCTCAAATACAAGGGTGTCCGGATGTTCTGCGGCTGCTTCTCCCATGTTAGAAAATAATGGAGTATATACTCCGTACTGATCATCCTCAATATCATCTCTCGGAACAGAAACAGTCATCTCAAACTTTTTGTTCTTGATGCTGTATCCGTACGCAGCCATCTTCTGGATTTCCCTTTCTCCAACCCATTCTTTCATCTGTGGCAGCTGCCGGAGCCATTTATAGTCGGTCTCTGCCGTTGTACTTGGAACAGTTGTTGCAATTTTCTCATAATTGGTCTTTACTCCGTCAAAGGCTTTATTGTAAGCGGTTGAAAACGTTACATTAAGCCCTCTCAAATTTGCCTGGTTTACAAACATTTCTTTTCCTCCTATAACATTTCTACTGTGACACCATCATCCTCAACAGCAAGGATCACTCCTGCTTTGCTGGAACCTGCTGCGGTGATGGTTACTGTCTGTGCATCTGATACATAACAATCCTTCAAGATATCTGTGTTCTCGATTGATCCGTCATTGTTCCAGACGAAAGCCCCTCTTCTTACCGGAACCATTTCCTCTCCGTCTGCACCTGCGTTCTCTGTATATCTCATTGCGCATCCTGCCACCTTAATACCTTCGGTTTTTGAAGCCTCCACTGCGTATCCGTCGGAATTAATTGCTACCATACAAGCCTCTGTAATTGTTGTATTTGCTGCTACCGGGATCTGTAATCCCATTACATTAAGTTTTTCATTTCCCGCTCTGTCCATGAATTATGCCTCCCCTTTAAAATATTTTTTAACATCCTCTTCAGAGATACCACAATTCTTCAGGATGGCGGTATCATATTCCATCTGTTCACTCTTTGGTGCGTCTTTTAAATCAAGCCTGCCCTGCGGAACCACAACAGGAGCCTTATCCAAAAAGGACTTAAATCCCTCTTTATCACTAAGAGCATATGCCTTTGCCCATTCCTTCTGTGCAGCTGTGATCTTGCCATCTTTGAGTGCCATCTGAACGAGATCGTCTGCATTTCGCTCCTTTAATTCTCTTTTGAGTTCAAGTATTTCTGCATCAGCTCCTCCTGCCTTCAATGCCATAACAGCAGCTGCTACATCCTCAGTCCTGGCATTCGCCTCCAGACCAAGAAGGGAAAGCACAATCGAATTTGCTACCGGTTCACAACCAGGCTCGCCTTTATCTACATTTTGCCCCATCTTCTCTTCGGGTTTCTGCTGATCCGCTTTTCTTTTGTCCTCAACGGCTTTTCTTACAGCAGAGATTGCTTCCTTCACTTCATCCTCTGTTGCAGTTTCAGGAAGTCCAAGCATAACTGCTAACTCTTTTAAGTCCATTTTTATTTCCTCCTCGTTTTCATTAATATTATTTATATCAATGGAGTTCACCATAGGAAACATTCCATTAATAGCTGGTGTATTGGTCAGGGCAACGGAATGAATTGCCATTGCTTTTCTGTCCTTTTTTCTCACCATTACAACAGGTGATAGGTACTTATACTCTTTGTTTTTTAAATACTCTTCAGCTCTTGGTGTCCACTCAACCTTAGCTATAACAGCATCATCACCTTTATAGATATCTTTGATCCATCCACCGGCAGGAGCCTGAATGTCCTTCAGCGTCTGATGCTCATAATCAATTACTAAATCAAGCTTTCGATCTTTAAACTGCTGTCTTATCAGTTCCACACTCTCATCATCCACTCTGAAATCCCCTTTCTGCGAATGGACGAGACCAAGAGGAAGAATCTTAATTTCTTTTGGCACCCCGACAACACCAACTGTGTTGCCAGAACACACAATAATTTTGTTCATATCATCAACTCCTCTTTATTTGCCTTTCTGATAGCGTTATAACGCGTTATAACGGTGTTTTCTATTCCTTAATGGAAATTCCTACCATAGCAGATACCAATTTGCTCAAAACAGCTTATCCTGTTTTGGCATTATTTTTCTGTTGTCTCTCCCTGAATGCACTCTTCAAATTGGAATCTATTCCTGTCAGATCCGGTTTCCAGCTATCTTTTGCAGGATTATTTGAGAATCCTTTATCTGGAAACTGGTACAGGATTTCTCCTGTGGAATGATCCACATTATAAGGAAGACCCTTGCTGATATGTTCTTTCTCCCTTTCCGCCTGACTTTTTGTCAGACTTACTACTGTACATCTGCACCGGAACCCATTAGGTGGATACCAGATATCCCATATAGGATCATCTGCTGGATATATCCTTCCTTCCATCTGTGCATGTGATTCTCTGACCTCTCCATCTCCTGCTGTGATATATTTCCAAAAGGGTCTCAATTTTTTGGTTGTAGGATTGGTCATGCTTTTATAATGACCTGCATTATAAGCAGTCTGCATGTTGGTTCTGAAGATCACATCTGCATTGAAGGGATTCAATCCTTCGTATCCATTCCTTTCCAGAAAGTCATTCATGGTATCCATAAAGTCCTTCTTTGTCTTCCCCTGTTCACAAGCCTCTGTCAGCTCATCAAGAAATTTCTGAAGCACTTCAAGGCTTGTGTATCCTGATACTGTAAAAGCCTTTCCCTTACACTCATCACTGATTTCTCTATATTCCCCCAATTTCAGCGGTATCTTTTTCTTCAGGAACTCAACAGCCTCCTTGAATATGAAGTCACCTGTGAGTCCATATTCAGCTTTTTTCATTCCATGCTCCTTCCCAACAGTTCTGACAGATAAATAGCCTGATGAAGAATATCTTCAAGTTCTGGTGAATCCATCTGCTCATAGAGCTTTTTGATTTCATTTTTGTCCTTCAGCACTTCCTTGAGCGTTTCCAGATCATCCGTTTTGTCAAGCATATTAAGAATAGGCTTCAGCATTTCATGAAATGCATTTTCTGCCTGTTTCTGCGCTTCAACTGCCATTAAATCAATCTGTTCCTGCTCTGTCTGTCCGATTTCCTCCTTCAGACTCTTCTCATCACCTTCATCTTCTGGCAGATACGGCTCTCTTGTCTCTGTTACAAGTCTTGGGTTGAGAACCTCTTCCCCGTCTTCAGGTTTTGGTATGTTAAATTTTTTATATATATGGTTCTTTGGTATTTCAAGTCCCATATCACAAACCAATGTCTTATAAATTTCTACTGTTTCTTTCTGATCTTCTGCCTCCTGGCAGTCAAAAGTAAAAAATGGAACATCCGCGTCATATCCAAAGTTATACTCTACCAGTGGTCTGATAATGTCTCTCCTGACTGTCACAGCCAATGCCTTTGCATCTCCGACTGTAAGATCATGTCTGACCTCGTTATGGACTTTCCCCTGTGCATAAGATCCTCCCGAATCAGATGATAGTGTCTGTCCCAAAACAGCTTTGCTGATCTGTTCATCGCAGTATCTTGCAAGTTTCTCATAAATTTCAACACTTGTTGTTTTCTGACTTTCAATGAACTCAATTATGGTGGAATCCGGTATAATTCCGGCTGCATCAGTTCCCAGACTGTAAATTGCCTCCATTAAAGCCTTTTTATCATCATCCGAAGCAGCCGCATTGTATTTTCCAAGTCGGAGCGGCATCCCAAACACTTCACAAAATGCCACCCAATCCTTCACATCATAATTTTTAAACAAATACATCCATGAAACAACACGGAGGATTCCTGCCCTGCTCGTATGTCCCGACTTTGCCTTGTACTTATGTACCACAAATTTATTTTCCGGAAGTGACATTCCTGACGGGAACTCTTTTGTGCATATTTTCATTTCATCTGTCTGAAAATCCCAAATTAATTTCTTCGGGTACACATACTCAATATTTTCGATAATATTTGCCAAGTTTGAATCCAGTCCCCATTCAATCTCCATGACACTCACCCCCTTACCAATGGCATCGAGCATGTCAATGAATATGGCATCCAGATTCTCAATTCCCTTCAGCTGCTCATTAATAAACTCCGCAATCTCCTTGTCTCTCTCATCATCACTGAACGGTTGAACTTCCCAGTCAAGTCCAGTGACAGCAAGTTTTCTTGTCTGAAGCTGTGAAAACAGGTGTGTATCCTTCTCTTCCATTTCCTCGAAGAGTTCCATCTGCTCAAATACATCTCCCCCATCCGCAGCTCTAAAGATTCTTGCAAGCCTTCTTGGTGTCAGTCCATTAGATGGATAAGTGGAATATTTATCGTTTACATCTCCAACTGCCAGCATCCCCCTGACTGGTTTTTCAATCCCAGTGTCTACTTCTGGTTTGAACGGCTGTTCTTTCATGCTTTTCTTTTTCTTCTTTGCCAATTCCATTTACCTCCTAATAGGCACCTTTACCAATATGAAACTTTCTTTTAATAACACTCTTATATTTGGTATTTGTGACAATTCCTTTAATGCTTTGTGCAAGCTGTACAGCCATCTGAAGCGCATCAGGTCCATCATCATTCTTTCCCATTGGGAACTCCGTCAGCTGCTTAATCAGTGTTTTGTGCTCCCTATTAAATTTGAGATACTTATTTTTGATAACCGGCTGAAGGGCTTCAATCCTAAGAACCTTGTTTGACAAGCTCTGTATCTCCTCAATTGGAAGATACTCTCCCTGTTCCACTGATCTCTGTGCCATGACATCCTTGAAAAAATACTGGAACTGTACCGTCTCAATTCCAAATTTGTAGAATCCCTTTGAATAATCTCTCTTTAGTCTGCGGTTGATTTCAAACACATCCTCGATTATGATGTCCGGTTTCCGCTTCTCAATTGAAGCATCCACAACATACATGTATCCAGTCCTGGTTGACAATGCAAGATTGATAATGGCACTGGTATCTGATTTCTTGTTCTTTCCCAGTGAGGGGTCATTCGATCCGATGAAGATGTACTCCGAACTCTTCCAGTCCATCAGTTCCGGCTCATACCAGTCGAACCATTCCTCATTGAATGTTGCATTATCAGGATCAATGGGATCATTCTGAAGCTCACTGTTAAAGGAAGCCTCGCCCTCTGTCACTTTCATTTCAATCAGGTCATAATAAGATAATTTGTCTTCCCACAAAACTTCTGTTCCTTCAAGCATTTCCTCTTCATGTGCTTCAAAAAAAGTCTTTGCATCATTTTCATGATTCTCATTCAACAGATTCGTGTATATAGACTCCCATTCATCCCACAAACTTTGATTCTTCGCCCATGAAATAACTGCCCGATATTTCTTTGCATGATATCTTGGATTCCGCAGGACATTGCTAAGAAGAGAATCATAATGAAGAACCGTCCCGATATACATGATATCTGTATAAGTATCTCCTGCCTTTGACACAGCTTTTTCAAACCATGATTTCAGCTTCTTCCTCTGCTCCGGTGTATTTACATTTTCATCATTCTCGATATCATCAAGAACAATGAGATCCGGTCGCCAGTTCCTGTGTTTTCGACCACGGACTTTCTTTCCAGAACCAATAGCCTCCACTTTTATGTCATTTTTAGTGAGAATACCGTTACTTCTCCAAGTTTTCTCACCTTTCAGGCTTCCAAAATCCTCAATCAGATCTGCATTTTCTTCCAGTTCTGTCTTAATTTCATCCAAGAATCCCTCTGCCTGTTCAGAAGAATCGGATAACAGAAGGATATAATGCTTATATCCGTACACTACAGCATGGAGCGAATCCTTAAATGTCAAGTTCGTACTCTTAGCATGTCCTCGTGGTGCAGCTATGACATTTCTGGAACCTTTCATCCTTGATATTTCCTTTGCATATTTCAACGGATTCTTGGATTTCAAAACTCCGCTTTCCCATATAGCATCCAGTTCCTCATGAAAAGCAGGTGACTTTCTCACAAAATAGTGGGATAAATAAGCCCTTCCGAAATATCCCAGATCAAATGCAGCAAGTTCCTTTCGAAGTCCTTTTTCTCCGGAAAGTGTTTCCCCATTCTTAAACCTTTTTAGAAGTTCCTGGCGTTTTTCCTTGTTGTCATCATTCCGGATAACATATTCGCTGAATAGCTGTTTCTGATATGCAGCATGGTCAATGATTTCTCTGTCCGGCTGTTCATCCAGTTCTCTGATCCAATCGTCAAGATCAATCATCTTCCATCATCCTCTCCTTCGCTCTTGTCAGAATGTCCTTCAGTTGTTCCGCTGACTGTGGGTCATTCTTGATGACTTTCATCATTTCTGTTTCCATTTCTTTGAAAGCAATATCCGCTTTCTTTTTCATATCCTGCCTTACTCTGTCCTTATATACTTTTGTTCTGGACAGCGAAGCAATGAGCCGACCTGCTTTATCCAGAGGCATCTCCTGGAACTCTTCCTCTGCGGTTGCCACCTTATTGACCAATCCATTCATGGTCAGCATGATTGCGGCTTCTGTATAATCTGCATCCGGATTGTCCTTTACAACTCTGATGAGCTGTTCGGTCTGTACCTGTGCCTCAAGCAGTCTCTGTGTTGCGGTGTTAGACCGCATTGCATATCTTCCAACACTTGACTTGGATATCTCATAGCCTTCCTGTTTCAGGTACTGACTGATATATTCATAAGTATTGGATGTATCCGCAAGCATCACATCCACTTTCACTCTCAATGCCTCAGGGAGCTCATCGATCTTTGAAGATACTCTTGTCCGTGTCCTCTTTTTTGCCATTAAATATCAACTCCTGCATCTTCAATTGTTCCTTCGGCAAGGTCAACTCCTGCTTTGGTAAGCTTGATAACTGCATCATTTGCATAAGCTGTGTAGGCTGTGACCTTTTCAGCTGTAAACTCGATGTATCCTGCTCCCTGAAGATAGTCCAGATACTTGCTGATGTCTGGCGAAATGATGAGACCAGCCGCCATCATCGAATTAGAAATCTGTCTGGTCAGTGCTGTGTTATTGAATCCTTTTACCAGACATCTGATGATATATCCCCGGATTGCTTTGTTCTGTTTAATTTCTGCCTGTTCCATGTCTGTCAATTTTCCTCACCTCGCTCGCTTATTTTTCTTTTCCCATCAAGAGCAGTCTGTCAAGTTTATTGTCTATCTTACCGATCTTGTCCTCCACTCCGTTCATTGACCGAAAGAAATCCTCACGGAGCACGAAGGTTGTAGCAAAGTCCCCCTTGATATCATTGATCTCCTGCTTGATATGCTGGATGTCCTTACCTGTATTTTCTTCCAGTTTGTTGATTCGCTCATTCACCTTTTCATCATTCTTCTGAATCTTCTCCTGAATGTCCCTGTTGCCCTGTTCGATTTTTTCGTTCAGCGAATCTGTTGTATTTTCTAGTGCCTGTTGCAGTGCCTTGTTCCCCTGTTCCACGTCGCTGATCCAACGCTTCATAAAGAATCCAATAACACCAAGTCCTAATGTGATAACAGTTGCCATCACATCCGAGAAGGTAATCATATAATCCATATGACCACCGCCTTACTTAACTCTGAATAGCCTGTTAAAGAGTTCATTCACATCATCCCATCCGCTCATACTGACTTTCGCCACTACGAACGAAGCCAGGAACGATCCAAAAACCATATACCACTCAATCGGCATTTTCATGAATGCCATCATCGCACACATCACTGGTGTAGTAAGTGCGATTGCCACGATGTAGCACACAAGCTTGGTTGGAAGACTGTCAATTTTCTCAACACACTTCAGTCCTTCTGTGACCAGTGAAGTAAGAATGGCACATACACTGATAAAAATCAGTAAAGCAGTCACCGCTTTTGTCACATTCTCTATCCCGATCATTGTCAATAATTCTGTCATAGACATATCACTCTCCTTGTCAGGGCAACAAAAAGAAGGTCATGACTTTTAAGTCATGACCTGATTATAGAGTGTTATATTCGGAGTGTTTAGGGGAAGCATTATAGGATAATATTTTCCGGGAAATTTCTCAAGAATCCGCATAAAATCGGCATTTTCTGTTGACAACCACGTAATTACGTGGTACTATATACTTGTAAGGAGGTGATACACTTGAGGGATAAAATCAAGGAGATGACGGAGATAATAAAAGAGCTCAACAAGTTGTTCGACCAACTCATCAAGCTCTCTTGGAAGATATCTTCACTTGCCGGTGTGATACTCTTCATCATCTACTCTTTAACAAAGTAGTGGTTGGGGCGAAAGCCCCTTCCCTTACTTAAAAATAACACAATTCCTTCAAGAATACAACATGAAAAAATTGTTAAGAGAGACTACTGGTCTCATCATCCGTATCCTGTTGTTTATGCTCCCGGTCATTCTACTGGCTGCACTTTACCGCACTTTATTTTAGGAGGCACTTATGAACCTTAGAGAAATACGAAAGTCACAAAATCTGTCAGTTCCGGAGCTGTCACGCCTCTCTGGTGTTTCAGTCCGCACTATTGAAGATTTAGAAAAGCGTGGAGACGGAAGAGTCTCCACGCTCATCAAATTAGCGGATGCATTGAATGTATCACTAGACCAGTTATGCCGACAATCTACTTCCCATTAAACAGCTCATCAAGGGTCATCTGACCGACAGGCGGCTCATCCTTCAGGATGTTCCATATCTGCTTAACAGTCAAGTTGTATTTGTCCGCCAGTTCCTTGTCATTTGAACCATTAAACTCTTTCTTGATTCGCCTGTTCCTTGCAGGGCTGACTACGTTCTCAACCTTTGGAAAATATATTTCATCACCTCGTGCGTAATTGCTAAGTTCCACGAACTTCTGAACTCCAACGATTTTCGCAATCTCCTGATAACGTTCCGCTATGTCCTCCATCCTGGTCTCATCAATCAATTCCTTTAACAGTTCATCTTTCATTCAAACCAACCTCTCTATACCTTTTTCGTATATGCCAGTGAAATCCATCCGGCTCCGCTCTTTAACTTGCCCCATCCATTTGATACTTCTACAATGGTATATACATTTTTTTTAGATGCATTCTCGCAAATCTGCCCTTTCACTTTATATTTCGTTCCAGCACCTGCTCTGATATTCAGCACATCACAGGTTGTTTTAACTTTAAATGGAACTCCTGAAGAAGCTGCCGATCCATTAGAAGCTGAACTTTCTGAAGGACTTCCACTGGACGTGGAATTTGCTCTTTTTCCATAAGATGAAATAGCACTCTTGAAAGCACTCCACTCTTTATTGCCGGAACGAACATCAGGTTCTCCACATATCTTACCAGTAACATCATAATGACGAAGCACATGTTTTTCATCAATTCCATACTTGTCCATGAGGTAAGCAAACAGCTGAATGGCTGCTTTCTTTGTCTCCTCTGTATAATACCATTGCCCATTCGCATCTTTTTTGACACAAAGTTCAACACCGATTGAATTGGAGTTTCTACATTCCTTATGTTTATAGGTCTTTGCTCCACAATGCCATGCTGTATCATTCTCCTCTACACACTGCCATATCTCACCATTATGACCTACAAAGAAATGGGCAGATGCTCCTCTGTATGTATCATAAAAATATCTGCAATTTGCTTCAGCTCCACCAGTAGCTCCTACAAAATGCTTTACCAGATACTTGATCTGTCCGGCTGATCTGTTCGAATCACTAAAGTTAACCTTCGTAATCATTTTATTAATCTTTGGTTTACTTGCCATTTTCCGTCTCCTCCTCTTCATCTGCTCCTTCAGTCCCATCGAATCCCATCATATCCGGATCAAATGATGCTCTGAATCTTTTCAGTTCTTCCTCAGTCATTTCAGATACTGGTTTCTCAGGCTCCTGAAAACCTGCTTTTGTTGCCTCGCTTGAAAATTTGTCCATGACTGTTTCCTCCTATTCTTTGTCATAATCAATAGTGATGCTTGTTTTTGAATCTACAATCAGACACTTTTTAATAGCTTCTATCGTCTGATCCAGACCATCCTCCGGAAGAAATGCTTTAATAAGCTCTCCATTTTTAATTTTGTAAATATAGTAAAGCTCCACATCAAAATCCGGAGCAGCATCCTCATTCGGATATCCAAATACACTCACAAGCGTCTGCTTGTCCTTCACATAATCACCCTTCAGCTTTTTGATAAGCAGTTTTTTCTGTTTTGCATCCGGCTTTATAGACATTTCATCCAAAAACGATTCAAGAGTGTACTCAAATGTATAGTCACCGGTAAAAATTGCCTTCAGCATCTGTTCCAGTCTGGAATCATATTTATACTTAGTTTCTGTTGTTTCCTTTACCTTTGCCTCCCAGACTCCTTCTGAAAGAAGCTTTTTCAATTTGTCAGGATTCAAAACATCAATCTGCTGACTATCCATGACAGAAACATTTCCATCCGAAGAAAAAAACTTAATAAACTTTACATTACGGTCTTCAATGATTCGAAGACCTCTGCCCTGAAGTTCGGCTTTGACTGCATCCAGTTTACTTTTATATTCCTTCTGGCTCTGATCGAGCTTCACAGCTGTGGTAACCAACTGTGCATTATTCATTTCTGCATATATCCTCATTAGTTATTTTCTCCTTTCATAACTGCAAGAGTTTTCTCTACACACATTCGGCAAATTCCCTTGCCTTCAAACTTCTTTACTCCTTCCGTGGTTCCACAGAACACACATCTTGGCGTATATGGTCTGATAATAATATCCCCTCCAGATTGTGATACTTCCATAGGATCTCCGCCCTGAAGACCAATTTCTCTTCTCATTGCTACTGGAATGCTGATTGAGCCGTGGCTCGTTATTTTTTTATACGCTATACTCATATGAAGCTGATACTCCTTTCTAGGCATCTAAGATGTCCCTGATATAATCATACTGTTCACTTATTGTGTAGGAAGTCCTTTCCTCTGCTTCCAGCTTGTCATGGAACTCCTTGAGTCGAATTGCAAGCTTCAGCGTCTTCGCTACCCCTACCGCCTCAGAAGAAACACGCAGGTGCTGATCCGTACGCAAGAGCATATAAGAGATGGCTGCGTTCAACCATATATCCCACCCATAATATTCCACATCCTTACCGTTCCATTCCTCCCTGGCTTCCTCGATATACTTCTTCCTGTTCAGCCTTGGCTTGTCCGGTGGAACTAAACCTTTTTTCTGCATATCCTTTTTCACATCAGATCGAATTTTCCGCTCTGATTTGTTCATTTTTTTCTTAGCTGTCACTATTCTCCTCCTCTTCCCTGATAATCTGTTCAGATAAAGTCCGCATAGCTGCAAAATGAATATCAAGCATACTGTCCTTCACATCATCCAGGCTTTTTCCTCTGCGTATTGCTTCCACACCCATAAGCTGCTCCAATGCTCCGCACATGGTGGCAAGTTCTACCATATCAATGTTAGTAGCCTGAAATTCAACCTTCCCACCTTTCAGAACAATTAGAAGTCTACTCTCCTTTTTCTCCCTGAACATTCTTCACTTTTTCCCTTTCCACCATACTTTTCAATGCTTCAATCAATTTTGAACACTGCTGATAATTCAACCATTCCACACTGGACACCTGAAACATCTTCTTACAAAGTCCATTGACCCTTGCCTTCTTGCTCCACCCAAGTTCCTCTGTCAGCTTATAGACCTTTTTCCGCTGATTTGCCGTTGCAACATTACCTGACCGCCTCTGTCTGTTTCTAGTTCCCTTGGATGAAGAGTCTTTCATATTCTGAAGTACACTGACCATTGTTCCAAGTTCCCTCTTATTCAGTGCCCTGATACTATCTTTTCCCGTGTGGGCAGACACTAAAAGATGCAATTCCTCATCCGTCATTGAAAGTTCCGGAGACTTCGCAAGTCCCCACAACATTTTGATTGTTGGACTAGCCATGAATCATCACTCCTCTCTCCTCTTTGCAAATGGCTTTTCCCATTTCCTTCCCCTGCTGACGCATACAACTGTTCTGAAAAAATACAGGAATCTTTATTTCTTTTTCCTCGGAAATTTTTTCCGGAAGAATTTTCTGACTGATTCTAAACTCGCAGTTCATGTCCACCTTATCCCGCATCATTCCAATAATATCAGCAACAATATTCTCTGTTCCCTCTTCCTCAATCTCCAAAATAATCTGCCTTCTCATGGCTGCTCTCCTCTCTGCTCATGAAGCACTTCCAGTTCCCATGTTCTCTGAGATATCTTGGTCGCATATTCTGAATAGATACCGTTGTTATACAATTCTTCTGCCCTGTCATGTTTCATGTTGTACTTCATCAGTACCAGGTAAAGGTCATCCCCTTCCTCTTCAAACAACTGTGCAAGGTAATCCGTTGCCACCAGTATATTGGAATAAGCATCCGTCAAATCAGTAACCCCGAGCTTTTCCATGCTGTCACGATGCCATTTTGCATTGACCTGCAAGAGTCCTGTATCTCCCGCTTCATTTATCACTTTAGCTTCGCCCGAACTTTCCTGCTCTATCATTGCCATGAGAAGCTCCGGACAGATATTATACTGTTGTCCAATCGTCTCACAATACTTCTGGTATTCCTTGGCAATCCATGTATCCTCTGCATCCACCCGCATTGATTCCGGCTCATACTCAGTATCCGGAGCAATTAACACAATATCTTCTATGGATGCATCTGTTTCAGCACAACACTCATATCTTGCATCCAGTTCTCCTTGCTCACACTCTGTTGATGCAGATGGAATAAGGATGGCTGATACAGTAACAAGTAAAAATATCCGTTTCTTCAATATGTCCACCACCTTTTACAACATCATCATATTGGATGCCTGATTGACAATCTTCATCGTAATCTGTGTTTGCCCATTCTCTTTCAGAATACGGATCACGTTGTTCAATGTTCTATCCAGTAGTCTGAAGCATCCCGTCTGTGCATTCGTTGCTCTGCTGATAAATTCCATCATGGCAGCATCGTCTACATCATAGCCTTCCATATAATCCTTGACTTCCTGCGGTGACAATCCTTTCAGCTTATAATAAAAATCCATGCGGTTCGCAAAACGTGCAAGGTTTCCTTTGATTTCTGCTTCCAGTCTTGGCTCCCCGGCAATTACAATACCAACGTCTGACTGGTCGAAAATTCCTCTGATAATCTCCATCTTCTTCTGTGTGTATTTATTGATAAGTTTATCCGCTTCATCAATAATAAGAAGGTATCCTTCATTTGCATTGAAGAAGTCTCTGATCCGGTTCACACGGCTCCATATTGTTCCACCAGATCCCTTTGGCATTCCAATCTGGATCTCAATAGCCTCGACCAGATCCCGGCAAGCCATTGTGTCATCACATTCGATATAGGCAACCCGTGGCATCTTTGCATATTTCTTCAGGGCATGTGTCTTTCCGTATCCTGATTTTGCAACAATGATTCCAAGTGCCATATTCTCCTGACAGGATTTACAGACACCAATCGTCTGTATATAATCTTTTGACTCAAAGTATGCAATCTTTGGTTTGACCCCTGACACTGTTCTGCCAATAGCCTTAACCTCTTCTGTTTCTGATTTGACATGTTCCTCATATTCTTTCACAAACTCTGTGAGTTTCTCTTCCAGTGCTTCCGGATTAGAATTGTACTTTCCATTCAGATACTGACTCACTGCTGATCTTGAGAAATTCATTCTAAGCGCAAGCTCTGCCTTATTCATTTTCAGTTCTTTTAAAATTTCGATCACACGCTCGCGGAGCGTTTTTTCCATTGTATAAGTATTCTGTGCTAAAGCTTCCATAATTCAACCAACCTTCCTTTTTGTCAAAAATATTGATAATTACAATGCTCTTAACGCTTTAAGAGCTTCCTCTGCCTTGCGATTGATGTACTCATTTTCCTCTTCAGGCTCATCCTTCCTGGATGTTCCTCTGAATCCATTCTGGTAAGTCTTGTCCGTTGGTATTGCAATGACCTTTCCAGACTGCCTATCAGATTTTCCACTAATCATCAATTCAATTCCGCCTGTGGTCTCATTAAACCCAACATACTGTTCATTCATTTCTGTAAACGATACATTTGCCTCCTGAACGGTCTCTTTATCTTTCTTAAGCTGTCTCTTCTGTCTTCCTAAATGTTCCTTGAGAGCTTTTTGCTCCACTCCGTTCTCTGATGCAAATACCATAAGTTCCTGTGAATAAGCTTCACATACCTGCTTTCCATCCCTAAATACATAGATGGTTGCCATATCATGCGGATCATATTTCACATCCACATAGCTGTTGATGTAGTCGCATAAATCGTCTGATCTGTATGTAAAATCTCCAATTTTGATACCAACATTTCTTACAAATCTCCGCTCCGATTTCATCATCAGAATAGTTGCATAGCTCTTCGGCGGACATGCTTTGAAATATTTCTCAGAATTTTCGAAGCAGCTCTTCGGTGTCTTGAATTGTTCTCCCTGCTTCTTAAGTGCTCCATTCTCTTTGACTTCATATACTTCATGCAGCCATTGAGTCCATTTTTCAAAAAACTCTTCCATCGAGAGAAGTTCCCCACGTTCCAACATTCTTTTAATATCCTTATCAACCTTTGCAAATGTCTTTGAACCTGTGAGTGTTCCTGTGTAACTTGAAAACCATTTTGTGAACTTATTACATACAGTTCCAAAAAATCTCTCAATCTGTCCTTTTGTCCATGCATAATATGGAAGCGCCCGGTGATAATCTTCAATACCAATCGATTTGTAAAATCCCTTTGTGATATCATCAAATTCCATTCTCTGTCTGTCATTTCTCGCATAACCGGTCATATTCCTGGCTGTATAATCCTTACCATTATCTATGTAGATATACTGTGGAACACTTCCCGCATCTTTATATAGAAGCTTCAGGAGCGATTGTTTTAAAATGTCACTATTGGCATCCTTACACATAACATCTCCAATAATCCTTCTACTTTTAATATCTACCCATGCCACCAGATGAGGCTTGATGGCTGTCACTTTTCCGTTTGGATGTGTATATGCAACCCAACAGTCAAATGTATGTTCATCTCCCATTACCACCTGCATGACCTTGAGATCTTTGGTATTTCGTTCGCACTTTACCATGACCTTGTTTTTATATTCACGCTCACCCCGGCTTGCAAGATACCAGGCATTTCTCATTCCTTCATCATTCATCAAATGACTAATATAGCGAGCAACAGACTGATAGGATGGTATTTTCTCCCAATGATTGATATTTGCTATTGCCTGAAGTTTTTCATAAAGCATTTCTCTTGTGCCCTGATTTTGGGCAAATTCCTTATTGAACCAAATATTTTTTATTACCTGCTTTACTTCAGGAGTGAAGCTTGGAAATGTTCCCGCTTCTTTCGGTTTCCGGCATAAGCAGAGCACCTTGAAGAAATCATAATTACCACCATCCTGCTTGTGCATTTTATCCGCCCATGCTGATGCTTCCTGATATGCTTTTGTATATCTGTATAGAGTTCTTTTCCCTTTGCCAAGTCTTTCCTGTGCAAATGTTTCAGCGAATTCAGTCCTGCCCCTTTCGTCATACTCAAGGAACTCCCTGACAATATTTCCAAGCTCCATCGCCTTATACCAGTCTTCTTTTCGATTTTCAATGTACCAGTCAATGTCTTCCTCAACGTACCACGGAGTTTCCCCCGCCTGATCCGCTTCCTGAACCGGAGCTTCCGCAACCGCTTTCAGCTTTTCCCTCTCCTTCCAGGCTGTTCTTGCCTTCTTAGATAAGGATGAAATTGCAACCATTATCATTTCTTTTCCACCAGTTTCCCTCTGTTCTTTATCAATAAGAAACTTCTCCGGATTTCGGTGAACCCTTCTCTGCATGGTTGCATAAGTTGTACCTTCCAGTTCTGCAGCCTCGTTGAGTGTCACATATGCATCCGCCATTATTCCACTCCTCTCATGCTGCTATATTTAATATTTCTCTAATCTTCTCAATGTACTTCTCGCCGCTTCGATCTCCATGAAGAATTTTATTCAGATACTGTGGCGTGGTACCAAGCGCATCCGCCAACTGTGCAGCCGTCATGTTATTATCAATCAGTTTCTTCTTGATCTGCTTTCCAAGCTTTGAGTAGTTTCTATTTCCTGACGCTTTCATGCCATCACCTACCTGTGTTATACTTTTCGTTCTACCGGAAACCTCTCTTTCTTTTTTCACACAACCAACCTTTCAATTTATACTTTATGGAGTTTTCTTGTTCTTAGCTTAGTGCCATACATTTCCCGTTTCTTCAGGTCTGATCTTGCGATCACTTCCATCATCTCTTGGGTATTTTTTACTACCAGATACTTTTCAGGATCAAGTCCGTGGGACTTCATTATATTTTTTTGATTCCGTGTCGGGAGCTTTCCATTTTTCATCGATATTTCACCTCCGCACATTCAATCATCTGTTCCAGTATGTCAGTTTCCCTTTGGAGTTCACTTTCTTTCTCCTGAAGTTCCATACTCTTTTCTCTGACATTTTCTAATTCATTGTCAATTCTTTCCTTCAGACAAACCAATGCTTCCATGCTGTTGTCTGTGATAATCAACTTTTATCGCCTCCCTGTTCATCACTGCACCAGTAATCTTTCATAAAAGACCCTATGCAGAAATTTTTATGAATACCGGATGCACACATGTGTGGAACTTTCATTTGTCGCATCCCTGTGTATGTGTTACAATGCTACTAGGTTTTTTAGATAAAAGCCTGAAAGGGGGTGATTCCTGTGGTTACTTCCTTTGATAACTTCAATATTAGATGGAAACAAATTTCCTCTAAAATCGAAGCGGATTGTGTTACTTCCGAATTTGAATGTTCCCTACCAAAGAATTATTCTGATTCTCGTAAGTACCACATGACTAAAGTGGTTTCGCCACAAAAGGAATCAATTTCCTATTGCATCATCTGATGATGTTGCAGCCATTGGAGGGGCTTTGCTCCTCTAATGGATTTTCAAGCTTTCGATTTGATTTTCCCCTATCGAACGATAGTTTTTGATTGAGAAAATCACTGTGATATGTTATTTTTGGATTGGTTTATTTTTAACCCTAAAACAAGT